GGTCTCCTTTGCTGAACCGCAAAATGATGATGGTGCTATTACAGTAGGTAATGCGCTCGGCGGATTCTATAACACCATCCTCGACATGGAGGGTGCTGCTAAGAACGAGTCTGAGCTCGTCACTAAGTATCGCTCAATGGCTATGCAGCCTGAAATCACTCAGGCTGTTGACGAGATCGTGAACGAAGCAATTAACGTTGACGTTCACGAAAGGGTCGTTGAGGTTTCTCTTTCAGAAACAGATCTTCCAGACAAAGTTAAAGATAAGATTCTTGAAGAATTCGACAATGTGTTGGGTCTTCTTGACTTCTCGAATAACGCTTACGACTTATTCAGCAAGTTCTATGTCGATGGAAGATTAAACTTCCACATTATTATCGATCCTGAGAACTTGAGAAGAGGCATCGTTGAATTAAGATACGTTGACCCACGTAAAATTAAACTCATACGTGAAGTCGATAAGAAGGACAAGGACATCCACTCTGGTGTCGCGACGAAGAAAGTGAAGCATGAGTACTATATGTACTCTGATAGTGGATTCGGTGGTGGACCAGGTGGAGCAACCGGAACAACCGGTTTCAAGATCTCCAAGGACTCGATTGCTCGAGTGACTTCTGGTGTGATGAATGAGAATAACTCATTAGTATTATCTCACTTACACCCAGCGATTAAGCCACTTAACCAGCTTCGTATGTTAGAAGATGCGACAGTCATCTATACGTTGACTCGTGCGCCTGAAAGAAGAATCTTCTACATCGACGTTGGTAACTTGCCAAAGAATAAGGCTGAGCAATATCTTCGTGACATGATGACACGTCACAAGAACAAGCTTCAATATAATTCATCTACCGGTGAGATCACAGACTCACGTAAGATGATGACGATGACAGAAGATTTTTGGTTCCCACGTCGTGGTGGTGAGAGATCAACAGAAGTTGATACACTAGCCGGCGGCGGAGCTACTGCGTTGAGTACAGATGAGAACCTCCAGTACTTCCAACGTAAACTTTATAAGTCACTCAAGGTACCTATCACTCGCCTTGAGCCAGAGACGATGTATTCTCTCGGAAGAACTTCAGAGATTACTCGTGATGAATTAAAGTTTAGTAAGTTTATTCGTAGATTAAGAACTCGTTTCTCAGGATTGTTTACGACGATTCTTGAGAAACAACTTATACTTAAAGGTATCTTGACGCCTGAAGAGTTTGCGCTGATTCGTAACGAGATACGTTATGACTTCATGCAAGTGAACTACTTCGAGGAATTGAAAGAAACAGAGATCTTGAGAGAAAGACTGACAACTCTTCGTGACGTCGAAGATCACATCGGTAAGTACTACTCGCGTAAGTGGGTCATCACCAATGTTCTTCAGATGACAGAAGAAGAGTATAAGGAAATTCAAAATGAGATCGAAGAAGAAAAGGCAAGTGGCGAGATCGCATTAGCTGATGAGCAACCACCAGTTGATCAAGAAGCCGAAGGTGATCAAGACGACACAAGTGCATAATTTTAATAAATACCATTCAATAACATATTTCTAACCAAGGGATCTTAAAGAAATGAAAAGCCTTAAGAAAATTCTTTCCGAAGTATCACAGCCAAAAGGAAAGGAAGAGAAAGCATTCAAAGATCAACACGTAGTCGATGTCATCGATCACCCAGCTGCTGAGAAATCTCAGTTCACAGGTGAGATCGAAGGCAAGACAAAGAAGAAGCGTATCGCTGACTATTATGCTGGCGACGACGTAAAGGCTTACGATCAAGCTTATTCACAGAAAGATAAGCAATTTAAGATGCCAAGAAACGAATCTACTGATGACGTAACTACAAATCAAGTTGATGAAGAAACTAAACAATATATTGAAATCATTACTATACTCGGTGCTAAAAAACGTGTACCTGTAGACGCATCAAAAGCTTTTGACGCACTTAATCATTACAAAAAGCAACCGTCAACAAGAAGTGCTCGTATAGTTTCAGAAGATGTTATTAATGTTGACGAGAAGATTGACTTGGTTAAAGCCAAAATGGGCGATGTTATCAAAGACTTCCAAGCATCAGATGCTCCTCAGTTCGCAGGTAAGTCAAAAGAAGAACGTCAAAAAATGGCAATTGCTGCTAAGCTAAGTGCTGAGCGCGATGCTAAAAAGGAAGCAGCTGATAAGTTTGTTTCTGACGACGGTGTATCATATGTTCCACATCCTGTAGAACCAGAAGGTCATAAGTCTAAGAAGCTTTCTTTCAAAGATATGCTTAATAAAGTGACACAAACTGAAGAAACGACAGAGATCACAGAAGACGCTGACGAAGAAATCGAGATGATGGAAGGTCAACTACACTTCATCATCTACGCAGCAGAAGAGATCATGGAATATCTCGACATGGTCGACGATCCAGAAGAGTGGTATCAGAATAAGCTTTCTGGCGTATTCTATGAGATGAAAGCTCTTCACTCATACGCCGAAGGCGAGAAGAGAATGTACGACATGGAACCAACAGACATGGATCACGTAGGTGATGTCTATGGTTATGGCGAAGAAGTTGAGCAGAGCGAAGAAGAAGGCGACGAGCTCACAGAAGCCATGAAAGCTGGAACACTTAAGTTAAAAAACGGCGACGCCGTTAAGCTTTCAGAAAAAGACGCAAAGCTCTTGAATAAGATGCTTGGCGAACTTAACGAAAAAAACCGTAAGCAAATGGAACAAGCTTTGATGTCAGATAAGAATGGCTTCAATGAGATTTTAAGTTTCGCAAAAGAGGCTATGTAAGATGTCAGCATCAGAAGTAATGCCGTGCAAACCGAAAGCTCTCGAGATGTCTCTCACAGCAGCTAACACTGTAAACAACGCAGTGTTAGTAAGAGTGTACGCATCAACAGAAGCAGTAATCACGATTGCTGACTCTTCTGGTGCAAACACTGGTTCGTTAACTGTTCCAGCTGGTGCAGTATCTTTAATCGAAAAAGATCCATTAGATACTTTAACAGCAAGTACATCTGTTAAAGCTGTATCAGTATCATACAAGTAATTAACTTGTATAAATAAATTTACTATAAGAAGAAATAAAGGTAAATAACATGAAACTTATTACTGAAGTCACAGAAAATTGTGAAGTAATTACAGAAGCTAACGCTGAAACAGGCAAGAAGTCCTATTTCATCGAAGGCATTTTCATGCAAGGCGATATTCAAAATCGCAACGGCCGCATCTATCCGTCTATGGTTCTTGAGAAAGAGATGAGCCGTTACATCAAAGACTTTGTAGAACCTAAACGCGCACTTGGTGAATTAGGTCATCCTGATGGTCCAACAATTAACGGCGATCGCGTATCTCACCTCATCACAGAGATGAAGCGCGATGGAAACAATTTCTACGGAAAGGCCAAGATTCTTGGCACACCGATGGGTGAGATTGTGAAGACGTTCATTGACGAGGGCATCAAGATTGGCGTCTCGACACGTGGACTCGGTTCTGTAAAACAACTAAAGAACGGCGTGATGGAAGTTCAAAATGATTTCCATCTTTCCACTGTTGACATCGTGACCGATCCTTCGGCACCTAATGCGTTTGTAAATGGAATTATGGAGAACGTAGAATATTACTACGATATCACTTCCGGTAACTGGGTAGCTCAAGAAGTTGTTCAGAAGATCGAGCAAGAAGCTCATAATTCTTATAATCGTATTACGAAGAAGATTGATGAAGCAGTAGCCGCAAGAATGTTTGAGACATTCGTTCGTTCTTTGAGAAAATAACTTTTTAATAAATAATTTGTAATATTACTATTTAGCTAAATAGAATAAAGGAGATTAATTATGCAAGACGAAAAGAAAGGAAAATTTGTATCTGACGACGGTGTGTCTTCAGTACCACACCCAGTGACACCAGCAGGCGGCGAAGTTAAGAAGAGACTAGCTGATAAGAAAACAGCTAGCGACGAAGTAAAGAAAGAAGAAGTCGCTGTTGAGTCAACAGAATCAGAGAAGACAGAAGAAGTAGTAGCAGAAGAAGTTGTAGAAGTACAAGATTCAATCGCTGCTATCTTCCAAGGTTCAGAACTTTCAGAAGAATTCAAGAACAAAGTTAAAGTTGTTTTTGATGCTGCAGTCAACGAAGAAGTTTCAAAGAAGGTTCAGGTTATCGAATCCGAACTCACTCAGAAACTCGAAGTTGAGCTTCAGGAGTCACTCAATACTAAGGTCACAGAGATTGTTGAAAACCTCGACAAGTATCTTGACTACGTAGTAAGCGAGTGGATGGAAGAGAATAAGGTTGCTATCGAAGCCGGTATCAAGGTAGAGATGGCCGAGTCATTGATGAATGGCTTGAAGGACCTATTCTCAGAGCACAACATCGAAGTTGATGAAGAAACTTTGGATATTGTGACTGGCTTAGAAGAGCAAGTTTCAGCGCTTGAAGATAAAGCAAATAGTCTCGTTAATGAGAACATTGAGCTCAATAAAGAGGTTGCTTCCCTCAAGGCTGGAAAAGTTTTTGAAGAAATGACAGAAAGTCTCACACTCACACAGCGTGAGAGATTGAAAGTTCTTTCAGAGAAACTCGACTGCGATAATTTGGAAGTTTATAAGCAAAACCTCCAGACGATCAAAGAGTCTTTCTTTGCAGAAGTAGCACCTGCACAGACAGACAACGTTGTTGTTGAAGAAGATGAAATCGTATTAGAGGAACAGGTTTCTAAGAAGCCAGTCTCGGATTATTCTTCTATCAATGCTCTTGTAGAGGCACTCAACGCAAGAAAATCCAAATAATAAATAACTAAAATTGGTTTTTGTATAAATATTTTTCGGTATCACTAATAACAATAAAACAAGGAGATAGAATAATATGTCACAGACAAACTATCAGAAGCTTGTGGAAAAGTGGGCGCCAATCCTCGAGCACGAATCTTTTTCACCAATCACTGATCAACACAGAAAGGCAGTAACTGCTACGATTCTTGAGAACACAGAGAGAGCAATGCTTGAGTCGGGCGACCGCTCAATCAACATGACATCTCTGTTGTC